CCCAAACCCTGACATGGCCGTACTCACCTTGCGGTGGGTACCGGGTTGCCAGGATTGACAAAAGCGCACTGGACGGGTATTTCCCGACCTCAGTAGCTAATGCGGCCCTCACCTTCGAAGGTGAGTGGTCTGAAGGGGATATCACAGGGGCTTTGCAAAACGCCGCTGCCAAGTTCTATGATCGCGGCTGGGACGCCGGAACATTCCTTGGCGAGATAAGGGAGACTATCAATATGATAGTGTCCCTCCGAGAGAGAGCCATTAAATTGGCTTTCAATTGGAAACGCAGCCAACGCTATTTTAATAGCGCTTGGAGGACTGGCGTAACTACGCCAGCCAGCTGGTACCTCGAGTATGTCTTCGGTTGGAGTAATCTGATCCGAGACATTCAGGACGCTCATCGCGTTCTGACTAACAGTCGTATGTCGGATATTTTCCGCGGATACGCTACATCTATTCTCCGAGAGGAGGATACTGTAGAGACCATTCGGCAGGGGCCTTTTGCCAATACCGAATGGCGGGACGTCGAAGTTTCGACGGTCCGCACTGTTAGTCTACGAGGTGCCGTCGCCGGCAAGCTTTACGCCGGCGAAATTGACCTTGAGGCCCCATATATGAACCCGGTAATAACCGGATGGGAACTCATTCCGTTCTCGTGGGTCGTCGACTATTTTGTTGGCGTCGGAGGTGCCCTAAAGGCAGCTCTTACCCTGATGCAGATGCGCGAGTTTACCTCGGCATACGGCATCTACGAGACCTATCACAGGAGTTACGTGATAGTTGGAACAGGTCATGGATCTGCGTTGATCTCATACCAGGCTTCTGGCTCAGGAGCCATTTCTGGTCAGCGGAAACTACGTGTACCTCACGGTATGTCCCTTAAACCCGTAACGGGTCTTCCGTCTAAACACCAATGGTATAACATCATTGCTCTGTTGACACAGAAGATCAACCCTAATACACTGAGAAAATTCTCAGTACACTAAGAGGCAATAACCAATGGCTGCGATGACAACTGCCATCACCGAGTTCTCCGATCGGGAGAACGTCCGCACGTGGACCTACACAGGCCACGCGATCCAAACCCCACGCCTGATCATCCAGAAAAGGCGTGTTCCTACGAGTGCTACCGGTAAGTACGAGAACACGTTCTCGGTTGTTGCCGGCACGGTGGACGGTTCTTCCGTTCCTCTCAGCACCCGACTGGCCTTCGATCTCAACGTTCGGGGCCCAGCAGACGGCGCTAGCGCGGATGTTTCCGCGACCTTGGCTGTCTTCCGCGATCTTGTCAACTCCGATGAGTTTGCGGCGGCTGTGGCGACCCAAAACTACCTTAAGTAAGGTGGAAACCCTATACTTCGCATTGTTGCAAATCGCAATCAATGCTGGGTTTACGTTGAATAAAGACGGAGAACGCAATGTCCCGCCTGACGAATCTAGCAACAAGAGTTGCTACGTCGTATATCGAAGACCATGCACCTTCCTTGACTCGAGTCCAGCCGTCTTTACGAGGCTGGCTAAGAGCGGGAAACGTCGCGAAATTGGCGACGTGCTCGACTCTCTCGGACGAATATCATCCGGAGGAGTGGCTAAAACTTCGACAAGTCGAAGCTCTGTTCAAAAAGAACAGTGATTTCACATCTCAGACACTTTGTTCTGCTAACGCGGAGGATAGCTTTCGCAGTGCGGAATTGAGATGTGCATCTGTCAACGAGGAACTTGATCAATGGTACACAAACGGCGATCAGCCGCATGCCACACTGATTGAGAGGATGCAAAAGCACCTCTCTTCCCTCTTCGGAGACATTAGCCACTTTTATGACATGTTGCCTTCCCTGGCACGTGTCACGAGCGGTGCAACAGAGGATAGATCGCGTAAGCGAGCCATACCGTTCCTTAAGGTAGATACTCGCCACGTAAGGGCCCCATCCAGGGCCTTCCCACTGCTTCGGGCTCTCGCCTCATTTTGGGGCGTTCAAGAGCCGCTCAAGCTCACGAATGTTGATACTAATCGTATCACGCTCGTGCCAAAGAACTGGAAGACACACAGGACAATTGCCTGTGAACCAACCCACGCACTTCCTGTGCAGTTGGCTGTCGATTCCTACCTCAAGACGCGTTTGCGTCGCTGGGGTATCGACTTGTCTGACCAGACCCGGAACCAAGAAATGGCTCGCCTGGGATCACTTGATCCAATTAAGGGCTTCGCCACACTTGACCTGCAACAGGCAAGTGACAGTTTGGCTTACAACGTTGTAGCCTTGCTGATTCCTTCGGATTGGTTCAGATTTCTTGAATCTGTTCGGAGTTCCGGGTATACCAGTCCTTGGGGTGAGGGGACGTACGCCAAATTCTCTTCCATGGGAAATGGTTACACTTTCACTCTCGAGACTGCAATCTTCGCAGCCGCTTGTAAAGCCGTAGGGGCCAAAAATTGGTCCGTGTACGGTGACGACATAATCATTGAACCTGAAAAGGCCGATGAAGTCGTCGGGTTGCTGGGATTCCTGGGCTTCACTCTAAACTCGGATAAATCCTTCGTTGAAGGACCATTCCGGGAATCGTGTGGATGCGATTGGTATCGCGGGTCACTTGTGACTCCGTTCTACTTACGTCGCACGCCACGTAACCGAGCCGACTGGAACCATGTGGTTAACCAGTTAGCCAAGTTAGGCTGGCCAGGCAGTTCCATTTGGAATCTGACCAGTACGATTATGAGCGAACATGGCTTGCTCTGCGTTCCTTATGCAGAAGCGACGACGTTGGGAGTTCACGTGAACTACACGTCGGCCATACAGACCAGGGTTGCTTGGGTTAAGTCGGGCATCACCTACACTAAGGGGTGTTCGGCCGAAGCGAAGGTCGCAAGGCGGAATTTTGGAGTGCGGTCCCTGATGCTCTGGTTTTTCCAGAAGCCTCAGCAAGACCTTGTTACTCCCCGCCCTGGTATACCAATTTGGTATACCTCGCGATGGCAGCGCGACCCCTTAGCATCCGCAAGGGATGCAAGAGTCGTGAGCACCATATACTCGGAGCATGTGAAATACCGCAATGGTACTTGTGTGCATCCGGGCCCGATCTACAACG